TATAGTCATTGAGTATACTGGGTATTATTTTTCTTGTAAACGTTAATATTTATAGTTATATACTATAATTGTGTATGGTAGATACAGCTATTCTGAGTAGCTGTATCTAAATATAACCATACACTTGTAGGACATTATCCTACATGCCGAAAGGAGGTGACTCCTATGGCTGGTCGAGGATGCGTAGGTAACTACGCTAATCGTCTTGCAGAAAGATCTACCAATTTAGATTGGCAGATACGTACTGCAATGGACCTAGTAGCCGACAGATATGCTGACATAAACAATGTTAGTCATCATGAGGCTATTATGGCCTTTAGATTCCTTGTATCGCAAGGATTCAAACTACCTATAACTGAAAATCACTTATAGGTAATAAAAGAGAATACGGTGGTGTAGGTGTATGCCACCGTATTACTCCATTGTTATACCTGTTTTATTTTTTTATACAGTTTCGAAGATAACAGGGTCAACGAAACCGACATAAGCTTTAGGATTCTTAGCTTGCATAAATTCAGCTTTACGTAAGAAGTCTAATGTAACATTAAACCCTTTAAAGATATTACGCATACTAGTATTACCAGTAGCAGCTTTTACTATATTAGCTATGCGTTCTACTTCTATACCTGTAGGGTTTTGTGCTTGAACTATATTAGCAGAAGATGATAAGTATTCATTAGACCAAGGTCCCATAACTTGATATCTACTATTAGTAAAGTATACAGCAATCTTTAAGTTATAACCAGGGTTCTTTTGGAACTCTTGTGCTAGGACTTTATTGATGCGTGCTATATATGTATTAATATTTCTTAAAGATGCACGTTTGACATCAACGTTAGTACCATTACGGTTATATGTAGCTTTAGAATCGTTATTAGCTTCAGCATAGTTATTGACTATGAATACTACAGATTCATTTTCAGCTAGTTTACTATAGTATCTTGTAATGAAGCTAGTAATATAGTTGACATTATTATTCAAGTCATCAATATTATCTAGATAGATTACATATTGTTTATGATTAGTATCAGACTTTCTATTTACGAATAGATTCATAGGAGATTGTCCAATACTAATACTAGTTGGAACAGTAACACTATCATCTAAGAATTGGTTATAGAAGTGAAGAATACCCTTAAAGTGTGGTATAAGTGTAACTTGGTTACAATCTGGATACGTATATTGACCCTCACGTAGAGAGTGTGCTGTATCATTAGGATTTAAAAATTTAGTTAACCCATTACGGATACCATCTCTGTAGAATCTAGCATACATAATATCAGAACTATGCATAAAGAAATCATAGACTACACCATTCTTATAAAGCTTAGTACTAAACTTAGATTTCCAATCATCAGATCCTGGTTCATTAGTATAGTCTAAGTTAGGCTTAAACATTTCAGGCACTGCTACATATGTATTTCTACCAATACCTGACATACATTCATCACCATTACCATTAAACAATAACGGATTATTATAATGGAAGTATGTATGTAAGAATGTACCAACACCAATCTCCTGGATATTCTTATAATCCTTATCATCAGTATAACGCATAGATAGATTGTCCATTACTGGTTCAAACGTATTGATTTGGTTTACACCATAGTTTCTAGCTACACGTATACGATTATACTCATTAGCGTTATTACCTAATGCTACATAATTACTAGAACTATTTAATGCTAAAGATTCTTCAGTTAATAAACAGTTTGAGATATTGGCATTGAATACATAATCACCAGTATGATACATAAATTTACCAGGACCATTCTTAGGTTCTGCTATATAACTAGCATCAGTATCTCCGGACTGTTTAAATAATATATCTGGTAATACTGCATTACTTGTAATATTATTATTTGTACCAGGAACTGTATTACTACCAATGATATAGTTTATAGATGTAGAGTTATTAGGGCTAATAAATCCTTTGGTGTAACTACCATCAGATGAGAATGTGATATTATAGTTAAGTCTTTGAATATCTGTAATTGTATTTATTAATAATGCACCATAGATAGGATGTCTAATAGCTGGATCATCAGGTATAAATTTACGTATTTCTATATATAGCGTTTGGTAATTCATTGTAGATAATAACCACCCAGAGATATAGTCATATGTAGTTTTATCTATTAATGGAATCCAGAATTTCTCATTATTAGCACCAGTATATTCTATATAGCATATACGATATCTATAGTCACTGCCAGGTCTGGAATTATTGGTTGTTGGAATCTTATAGAACCCAACAGGGTTACCTGTAACTTTAAATATACAATCTGTCGTTATAGGGTCAGTTATAGTTTTATTTATTGAAGAATCAGGTATATTATATATATTAGCTGCTACTGCGGCATTTAATTCACGACCGCAAATGAATGTGATACTATCTTCATTCTTAAATAGGTCATTCATAGTACCAGCTGGTGCAGTTGTCCATAATGCTAAACCACCGGCAACTTCAGTAAAGTATATATCCTGAGGATATGTACCATTATTTATGCCAGTTCGCACTCCTAGACATTCTCTATATATACTTTCTACAGTGTCACGACTGTTTGTCTGAGCAATACCACTATCATCTAGATCTGTATAATCTAATAAGAATAATCCAACGTCCTTAGAACCTGTAGCCATATAGTTAGTCCAAACAGATTTAGTTATATTCACTAATTCTTGTGGACTTACATTTAATACATTACGCAAATAGTCGCTGTCTACGATATAAACAGCCATGCTTCTATTATCTATATTGATATCACGTAGCTTAGCTATAGTATCTTTGAAGTGCTCCATATAAGATTTACCTGCAGGAGCATCAGATCGTCTTAGTATGTACTTAAATGCTGGTGCATTAAATCTGATAGATACATCAGAGCTTATACTTGTAGGTCTAGGTTCTACTGAGTTTGCATATTTTACCGCATTTACATAGTCATCTATAAGTAAGATATAACCCCATAGCATATTATCGATCAATGTTTGTCTACGATACATGTAGATACGGCCATAGGTATTATTGATAGCATTAAACAAGTTATATTGCCCAATACCATATAAATCATATGGTGTAGCATTACAGTTATTAGGAGATTCTGTTACGGCACATTTAATAACTGGAGAATCTTGGAACAAATTCAATGCTACACGGTTATGCTCTGTTTTACCAACTACCATTTCACAATGAGATGCATCTAATAATGGTATAGTGAAATCAGAGAAGTATCTTGATTTCAAGTTTACTATCTTATTAGTAGTATCTATATCTGTTACATTTATAGGATTAGCTTTATAGAAGAACTCATTATTATCTCTTGTAGGATTAGCGTTAGGTATTCGCTTACCAGCTATGATTACATTACCCTTGAGATATCTATATCTAGGTCTGTATTCGTTACCATTACAGCCGGCTAAGAATACATTATCTGTAGATATACGTGTACGACTATATTCACTAATAGTTGTATCAACTTCAAAAGCATCTATAGTTATATTAGGATCACTATGATATACTTTATAAGTTACAGGTAACTTACCATCAGTATTACCAGTATTAGCTATAAACTCTTTAACGTTACTAGTCTTTAAATACTCTCTATTAGAGTTGACTACTGGTATAATTCTACCCTTGTATTTGATGGCAACAATAGACATACCAATATTAGGTCTATTAGATAATATTTGGCTAGTAAAGTATAACTTATATTCACTATTAGCTTTTAATTCATCTATAGTACCACCGACTTTAGTAACGTCATACATATCAAATAGATTGGACTCGTTATTAAATGTAGTATTAAGACTGACTTTCATCTCATCGTTTTTAAGAACGTAGTCATAGAATATACTTTGTGGCGTAATGCGTTCAAATGGTTTTGTCATAGGATATAACTCTGATTCCCATGTAGTATTACCACTATCAGTATTGATAGCTTCAGTTTCACCATTATCGCCGACTATGATATTACCATGTACAGAATAGTTTCCTATCTCAAGAATAAGTTTAACTGTACTTAATGCTGGTACAGATATATTACCATCACCAGTAATACTAATCTTAACTGGCTCATTAGATGCACCAGTTACCACAGATTCGCTTCTTACTAATAGATATGGTTTACTAAATTTCTTTAGTTTATCACCAGGTACAAATATCTTCCATTCAGTACCACCAGTACTTGCTACATTTACGTTAGTATTAATTACCACACCACTTTGTGGGATAATACGATACATAATTACACCATCAGGGGTAATTGTTTCATTATTTTTTGTAACCGTATATGTAGTGTCTTTGACTTTGATTGTAGCATCAAATGTAGTATAGTTATTACCACTATTATTGAAAACAGCGATTACAGTCTTACCAACTAAACCATTTAGTTTTGTAGAACTAGTAATTTCTGTCCAATCTTGTACATTATCAGCAATATCGTTAGCTAAATAGTATTTTACACCCTCTATGGTAGGCCCATTAAATCTTACTGTATATAATGTATCACCGTCTATAATTTTAGATTCTGGTAAGTCATATAAGAAATAATGATTAGGTCTAATATCTAAACAGTCTTGAACTAAACCAAAGTCATTTAGATTTTTGATATTAGGGAATAGAATGTCACTAGTATTAGATCTAAGTCTATCTAGGACTACAGAAGATTCATTAGCTATAGATGCTGGTAGATATTTGATTAATAGAGACTCTTCTTTGGTTATAGATTCTCTATTATAGATAACGTATTCATCAGCATCATCTAAAGCTGTTTTGATTGTCTCATATGGGACTTTATTATCATTAATAAGTCTAATGATAGAACGGTATTTGTATTTCTTTATATCAGCTGCTAGTTTATTAACTATAACAGCACACTCTTCAGGTGTTTTATTACGAGCCAATACATTGATAGTCTTATAATTAGAATAGTCTATCTCTTGTTGAGTTATATTCTTTCCATTATAAGTCATTACTGGTTTAAACTTATATGGTGCACCATTTACAATATTATCCATAATCTTATAGATAGACATAAAGTGAGGTAATAACCATTCAGTGTATCTATTGGCTTTAGAGCTATTGGATTTTGTTTTACGTACATATGCTAAGTCTATATCGTCCATATGTGAACGGTATATTACTCCATATGGAATATCGTTGATGTATTTTAATGGGTCTATAATAGACTCACTATTTACATTGATACTAGTAGTAAAATCATATAAGCTAGGTAGACAAGTTAATGTCAAATCACCTGATACAGTTCTAAATAAACCATCATTAGGTTTATTTGGTATACATAGTTCAAAATCCTTATTGACATTTAGCTTATTGGTATCATCATTAAAGACTAATAGCTTACTGATTCTACTATATGTAGCGTTCTTGCTATCTGTCCAGTTCTTACCAAATTTATCAACAAATTTCAATTTACCATTAGCTAGATTGAAATTACCATGCATATCTGGTGTATTAACATATGATGCTGGTATAGCATATAGTCTATTCTTAACGAATACAGATTTAGTTACATAGTATTTGTATTGGTCTTCTAAACCATTATCAAATGTCGGATAGTCTCTATATCTAGCATGAGATGCTGTACCAGATGGTACACTAATCTCGATACCATCAAGATATTTATTTCCACGGCTAAAGTAAACTTTATATGTACCACTAATAGTAGCATAATTTACATCAGTACCTGTAGTATTCTTATTGGATATTGCAAATAAAGTTTCTACTGTAATGTAGTTTTTATCTGTATCTAATAACGGAATGACTCTATCATTATACTTAACCATAGCAAAAGTATTTACGTTCAGTAAACGACCATCTATATCAGTTTTAGCTATACGGAAAGTATACTGTGTATTATTAGCCAATGTATTAGCTTGTGTATTCTTTGTTAACCGTTGTTGTTTCTTTATCTCAAATTGAGTGAATAAACAAGGGTACCAGTTATTGGTACCCCGTTCAACTATGGTTAACGTTTTCTTTGTGACATCTACAGCTTCTTCTTTAACAAATTCACCAGCATAGATTTCTAATCCTTTAGAAGTCCATTCACCAACGTATTTGTTACCGACAGTAAACTGATTGTAGTCTACAGGCAATACAGCACCATTTCTAAACTTAGTTAGAAGAGGTACAGTCTTACCATTTATTCTAATAGTATCTCCACCATCAACCCCTTGTTTGAATATAAGATTGATATGGTCTCCAAGTTTAAACTTAGGGTACTTTTTCTTAAATACTATTACAAATTTTCCCATAGTTTATCCTTTCTAATTAACTGAGAATGTACCAGTTAATTTGGTATCATAAGATACACCTTGTTTTTTCTTAGTGTAATAATTTATCAAGTTTCTAATAGCAGGGTATACGTTATATTCAAACGAGCTACCAGATAGAGCTAATATTGCATATTGCTCTACTGTATATTTAGCAAAGTCTGCATAATCTGATACATTACATAACCTGAATGAAATAGCATTACTAGTACCAGTACTATATAGCTTACCATTTCTTAGACAATGTAACGGATATCTATTAGGTCCTTGAGGGAATGCTAATGTTGTATATAGATGCTTATCTCTATCTGTCGTAGGCAATAGCACTCTACATACGTTTTCTGGGATTATAGCATTTATATTAGCATAATCAATATTAGTAGTAGCCATTAATGGCTCATCTATTGCTGGAGGTTTTAGCATATTAGGCCAAGTATCATTATAGTTATAATCATCTCTATAGAATGCTATCTCTCCAGATCTATTAGTTGTCATAGTGTAATTATCTGTATTGAAATAGTTGATTGTATCATATAGAGCAAATCCATTTCTATGAGAGAATACTGTAGACATATCATCTAGTATCATATAATAACCAAAATCAACTGTAGCAGATTTCATAACTTGTCTAAATCTTAGTTTAAGAGTTTTACCAACTAATGATCTATATGATACATAACTAAAGTTTGTATCAACTATAGGATGTGTCCATGTATTATTTACATTGGCAGTAGATGGTACAAACATCGCAGGACGTTCACTGTCTCTAGATATATTTGCTACATTATCTCTATCTAAGAATGTAACTGTTACTATATCATCATCGTTTACATTACTTAGTTTACGTAAACATTGGAACCCATTAACAAACGTATTGACGTTCCAAACAGTGGTATATGTATGATCAGCTGTTGGTGTAGTGTCTTCTAATGTTTTTGAGCTTGGTGTAATATCATCGTTAAGAATATTATAACGACTATCAAAGAACTCTAGTTTATGAGTAGCATTTACAGTATACACTTTCTTAAGTTCTTTATACTTGGCTTCAAAGTTACTAAAATCATCTAACCCAATTAATACAGTTTCCACTGTAGTAGTATTAGATTCATTTAAGACTTTATCATAGTTAACTTGACCAGATAGTTTAGTACGTAATACATCTAGAGTATTACCCTTAACTAATAATTTCTTTTCAAGCATATGATCTGTCCAAGTATTATCCCAAGGGAATACTGTAATCTTATCTGTATTTGAATTAGATTTGAATACAGATATTTGATTGAATAGTTCAGTAGCATATCTAGATTTAGTTAGACTACGTCCACCATCAATAAGATTAATCTTAAGATGTCCAGTTGTGCTATTATTGATGTCTCGAATGATATTGATTACAGAATCATCTGGGGTATTAGCACAATAGATAGTGACACCATCTAAGGCATTGATATCTACATCATTAGAAGACTTATACTTATAATTAGACGCACTATGTAATTCTGATTCAGTTGGCTCAATAAGCTCAGTATTATTGACTAAATGGTTATAGATATTAATAAGAGAATCTAAGTCTGGTAATAACCAGTAATTCTCATTTATACCAATAGCAGAATCTTCATCACTAGCTAGATTGATATCATCAAACTTAGCAATCTTATAAGACTTGGCTACACGAGCTATATTGATATCAGTCTTTGTATTATTCTTAGGATTGATAATTTCACCATTAGTAGATTTGTATAAACCTAGTACATGAATCTTAGATCCATTACTATGAGCCATATCGTTATACCCATTATCTTTATCTGTAGACGATGCTTTGACTATATGTATACTAGTTGGCATCTTACGATCACAGAATCCAGATAATGTATAGATGGTATTGTCTTCATCAGCATTAGCTGTACCATGACCCATATAATCATGAGTAACTGTTGTAGTGATATCTTGTGTTACAGCACTACCATAAGTCATGCTTTCAGTACCAGCTAAGTTCTTAGCATAGTTAAATACCAGCTTAGTATTAGCAGTTGGTTCTTTAGCATGAGCTGCACTAGCTACAAATGCCGCTACCATGAAATTATCATGTTTAACGTATTCAGTATACTCTACTGATATATTATTGGTGTCATTAGCATAAGTCATTGCTTCAATAACGTCATTAATAGTTAAATACTTACGATCACTATCTACTAATGGAACTATACGTCTAATACCATTATTACGCACATCATCAAATACAATAGCAGCTATCTTCTTTCTAGCACTTTCATCAATATTATTTAAAGAATCATTACCAAAAGAGATTGTATATGTACTATTAGGGTTAACTATATTATCGTCTTGTGACATATATGGTTTAAGATAGATATACTGATAGATAGATGGATAATCTATCATAGTATTTCTATATAACCACATACTTCGTTTTACTGATGGATCCACAGGGCCATCACCTGATGACGGAAAGTCAGATGCGTATAATATGATTTTATTACCTTTAAACTGTCCTACTACAGTTTGGCCAGCCACAATTTCCCCAGCATCTAAGTATCTTAATACAGAATCCTTATATGCTACATACATAGGATAATCATGATTATTGATAGCAGCAGTATCACCACCGCTGCTATCAGTATTAAAAGTAATTTTAATATAATCATCAAAACGCAACTTACAATTCCCTTCTTTGAAAGTTATTGTATGTCTTGCCATATTAGTTTCACCTATAATATTTTTTCTTGTATTAAATAACGAGTAAACTCGCCATACGTTTCTGGATAAGCAAATGCGATAGTGATGTTGCTCTGACCATTTATATTACTATTGATGATAAAGAACCCTGTAACATTTCTCAAGAATCTACCAAATACATTATCAGAATTAAATAAATCTAATAGCTTAATATATTCTTTAGATGGTGTATCTGTTATACCTCTACATCTTTGTAGTTCTACAGGATATGATGAGTTAAAATATATATTACTATTATTGAATTTTAAAACTGTATATGGGATGAATGTTAGCCTTATATCTTCTTTAGATAAAATGGTATTTGGTAATTTATCATAATAAGTTACCGATTCTGTAGAAGTGATATTAATATATGGAGAACTGTTATAATATTTAAACAAAAATGGCACCGAAATATATCTATTCCTATTATTATCAGCTGGCATATCTATTTCAGTACCGTCAGCATAAATTGTTGGATTATTTTTATGTAAAACTTCATTATATACGAAGAATTGTTGTCCGGAATATCCAACTCTTCTAAAAGTTAATTCAATGTATTCTTTATTGCTAAATAACTGTAATAATTGTTTAGCGGATATGTATATAAGGTTTTTATCAACTATTGGTATACCATTTATAGATACATATGCATTATTATATAAAAATCCGGATTCTTTATTTACATATAAATTATCTGTAAATACGAAATTATTATCAGATCTATTATATAATTTGAATTTATTACCATCAACAAAACTATTTCTTACAAAAATACCATTTCTGCTGTTAAGTATACCGAAGCTTATACTTTGCACGGCATTCTTAACACGTTCTAGAGCGTCTCCAGATAGTGTATTGGTGTTATAATATGTACTAAAAGAACATGAATTACAGAATAAACTATTTTCATACGTAATATTATCTCCACCGGCATATTCGATAAATGGACTATCTGGAATATCAATATAGTTACCATCATGAACAGTTTCATCACCAGGATTTACTGTAGCATTACCATCATGGATACGTGGGTGGCTATTAACAGTAAACCGTAGCTTAAACTGTTTATTAGTCTTATCGAAGATGAATGGCATGATATCACCAGCTGCAATAGCGTCTACGATTTGTTCACCATTCTTATCACAAATATTGTATACGGTTTGACCAAACTCAGTATAAGAATCACCAATAGCACCATCAATAAATCTAATATTTAAAGATTCACCATGTTTTAGATCATTAAGAGAATCCATATCCCCTGGCGGGATTAAACGTAATTTCTTAAGATCTGTAGCACTATCATGAACAGCACTAAAGATTCTACTAGAGAACTCAGGATTTACGTCTGGTGCATCTGGTGCAGTATCATTAGCATTTAAGTTATAAGAGTTAGCACCACGAGTACGTACAATACGTCTAGATACCAATTCTAATACTTGGCCAGTTTCCATTGTAAAGTCAATAAGATGAATAGCTTTAGCATTTTCATCAATACGATAATTTACATCTTTAACTAGTTTAAGCCCTTCGAGATATACTTCCATATAGTCTACACCAGGTAGATAAGATGCATCACTAAAAGAGATTATACTGATATTATCAGTTGGTGCAGTATAGACTTTATTGTAAGTATCCATACGATAAGGCATACCATTAGTAATATAGAAACGATTATGAACCGCATCATATTGTAAGAACAATTCATCGTTTTGAGTAATGTCACCAGCTTCAAGTTTACTTGCTACGGACTTATATACTGGAATAGTACGATCATTGACCACTAAATCACCATTAGCTGGCATATTAGCACGGAAACGTACAGCAATGATATTACCATCAGCTAAAGTATAACCCTCAGGAACTTCGAGAGATAATGCCGAAGTAGTTGTAGCAATAGGTTTAGCAATAGCACGAGAGATGATATTTTTTTCATCACATAATGCAACTAGTAAATCAAATAATGTTTTAACTGATGCACTTGTTGCTACAGAGCTAGAGCTATTTAAGAATGGGGAATCACTTACATTAGCCATTCTATCGGTTGGGATAGAACCACGGTTAATGAGAGACCCATCAATATTATTAATCATACCAGCTACAGCAGGTGCTTTGGTATTGTAGATGAATGTATAGTTGATAGAACGATTCATTTCAACTGGTTCATTAAATACGATATCATTACCATCAATACTATAACGGTTAGGATAAATATAGTTAGTACCAATATGAACTAAGAATGCATTAGGCATATCAAAGTAATTATCAAATGGTACTGGAATAGGGAAACGTTTCTTAGTTTCAGTAACTAAGTGCGTACGGAAAGATGTAGCAATTACACCCATTTGTTTTAACTTAGCTTCAACAGTCTCACCGGATTCTAGGTAAGTATTATTAGCTGTAGTTAATGGTGCAATACGTTTACCATCTTTCATGATAGTTGCTTTAGTAATATCTGTAATAGGCCCTACATATTTGCTAGCTTCTTTTACAGATAAGAGTTGTTGCCAACCATCATTTGCATCATATGCATAGAATGTACGAGCATCACGTACACAGTAAATACGTGCTTCAAGAACTGTATTATTATTTACAATCTGAGTACGTTCATTATCATTATTAAGCATAAGAATGAAGTCTGTCAATAGACGCATATCATCAGAAGCATCATAGAAGACTTCTCTAGTATCAGTACAGTAAATAACTGTACCAGCAGAACGGGTAACCTCATGGAGGTTATTCCGTAGGCTTTCTGTATATTTTAAAGCTCCCATTTATATACCTCCTGGAAGTTAAACTGTGCCTTGATCAGCAATACCCATTTCATATTCATAGTTATAGAACCAGCTAATACCAGAATCATAAGACATCATTTTCAAATGAATCTTCTTATTAGTTGGTGGGATATATACATATAGATTATTATTATCTGGCTTAGTAAACTTAAGAATCTTTCTTGTAGTATTACTAGAGTTTGTAAAGTCAATAAATAAGTCAATCCATAATGTAGTATCACGAGTACCACTACGTTGAATCTTGAACTCTACATTAGAATCTTGACTATCAAAGCTATGAATAGTATAAGGATAAATCTTATTAGCTTCAGGGTCACCAGATGGTAAATGTACCTTTTCTGCAGGCATAGTTACATTCTTAGCAGTAACTTTTTCACGTTCCAATGCAGATACACGTGGAGTTAAGTCTTCTGCTAACATTAAACCACTGACTTGTGTTTTAAGTATATTAACCGAGTTAGTTAATACAGAGTTTTGAGATTCTAAGTTAGTGATATTAGAAGTGAAATTAGGTACAGCTTCTAGTGTAGCAATACGTGTATCATAGTCAGCTTTAAACTTAGCAATGTTTAAACCTTCTAATGTATTCAATCTACCAGAGATAGCAGATACTTCAGATGTAGTACGATTAGTATTACCTTCTATAGCTGATAATTTAGATTCTGTATTGCTTTTTAAAGTTTCAAAAGATGAACTAATAGTATTGACTTTATTAGTTAACTCAGTAACCTTAGGTTCTAAATCAGGTTTAGCTAATAAAGTTTGTACTTTAACTTGAAGATCGGTAATCTTAGTAAAAGCAGCAGACTGTGCTTCGATAGCAGTAATACGTCTATCTAAAGCAGTAAACTTAGGTTCAGTATCTTCTTTAGATTCTAATGTAGTCAATCTATTATTCATAGCTTGTGTATCAGATTTAAGTCCAGAGATATCAGTCTTAATAGGATCAATCTCTGCAGTTTTAAGAATCTTAGTATCTAATACATCTAAACGATTACGGTTAGAATCAGATAAAGTTTTGATTGCTGGTAAGTCTGCATATAAATCAGCAGTAACTTGGATATCAGCAATTTGTTTACGAAGACGTTTAAACTCTTCAGCATCAGGTGGAGCCAATGTTTCTAATCTAGTAACACGTCTAACCACATCTTCATCAATACGTGGTACCCATTTAATTACGTTATTATCTTTAACTGGGTAAGTATTATTACCTGCAACCTTAAAGTTAGAGATACCTACTTCAGTATCTTGTACTGTAATAGAACGGTTATCAAATCTTAATGTCGGAGAAAGATAATGTGCTTCATCATTCTCTTTTAATGTAATATTATTCTTATAGATTCTATTGATAGCCTTAGTAAGATTAATCTCACCAACACCTTCAATATTAACGATGAAGTTATCAGCAATAGAACCAGAGTTTGTAAACTCGTTAATGATATTAGCGGTAATATCAAAGATAACTGATTTGTCATCTGCAGATACTACATAAAGCTTACCTTTTTTATAATCAACTAATAGCTCTTTCTTATGAGCTATAAACCTAGAGTCATAATCTAAGGCTATAACCGGAGCTCTACCACTGTTGTATCTAGTAGTATTAGGCATATAGTAACCTCCTTTTAAAAGTCGTCAAATTATATAAATGTTAAAGTACACCAAAAATTGAGGTAGGAGCTTAAAGGCCCCTACCTCGGTATTTTTAGTATTTAAGTTCCCACCAATTGTTTTCTTTATAAACTTTAGCTTCGGAACCATCATGAGTAAATGTAGTTTGTACTTCTTCAATATTAGTATACTCATCAGCAGAAGCTTCTGGCTTACTACCAATGAATGTAGGATTATTAAAGGAGTTTAATTTATCTTCTTCACTTACAGGAGTAAGCTGTCTATTACGTAAATCATCTAATACTAATTCATCATTAGTGGCATAGTCTAAGTCAGGATGTGTCATAACTTCACGACTAGCATTGAATGTATCCATAATATACAAATTAGATTCTCTAGCTGGTACTAAGTTATCATAAGTGATACTTAATGCACCATTAGACGTTGCACCTTTACCTACAACTACCATGAATCTTTCACCAGGCTCTACACGCATATCTAAGTAGTTAGATACACCTTCGACACCACGAGATACAGATATAACTACACCTTCGTTTGTTAAACGTGTGAATGCTTTAGCATATTCATCATTATTCATATTGGTTGGTGAGTAGTTAGCTAATGTATCTTGGTCAAATGTATTATATGGTGCTTCGGTATAAGTACTCTTACCAAATTTAGTAAAGTCAGATTGCTTATCTAATTCAATACCAGCACTTATAGTATTCTTAGATGCAGTACCATAACGTGCAGTAGAAGCATTATAGTATCTATAGATATCAATACGTTCTACTGTAGCACTATCAGGTAATTCAGGTACACTAAATTTATTAATACCATACCCTACAATTTGGATAGCTGCCATCTTAGATACATGGGTAACGCTATCATTTAATGCAGGAATACCTTCAAAGCCACTACATAATGCAACTGTCATATTAGTTACACCATCTGGTACTTCAAAGATAGACTCACCTTCGTCCCATGTAAATACATTATCATAGGAGATAGTCTTATCTTCACCAGCAGGAATTTCTTCATACATATTCGTATCAGTATTAAGACGTTTAGGGAACCAACCAGCATTAGCAAACGATTTATAGTCTACTATATACTTAGGTCGTTTACCATCATTCTTATTGAAACCAATACATACAAAACCACCCTTAGGTGCTGTAACTTTGTATTTAATCTTAGGCATAGTCTTAATAGTTTGAATTACTAAGTTACCAGCTAAGATATTAGGGTCAGCAGAAATACCATATGTACCCTCTTTAGGATTTAGACCAACAGCCCACCCCTTTTGAGCTACACCATTATTAGATCTAGGTTGACTAATAGAGAAGATACATTTAATCAACTTATTAAAGTCATCAGCTTTTTCTTGAGGAATCAAGTAAGAAGCTTCACCTACTTTAGCATTAGATAATGGATTTGTAGTTCTATTACTGAATACATCTACTTTACTAGAACCAGAGATAGATTGGATACTCAACTTAGTAATACCCTCAGGTACTGTAAAGCTATAGCTACCTGGTGCAGTAAATCTATGAGTAATTTCTTTAACTTCATTGATTTGCTTATTCTTCAAGGTAGATGTATCATATGTATAGATGAATGGTAATCCTTTGTTTACACCACTAGCAATGTAGTGTTCACGGATAATGTGGTTAACGATAGCTTCTTGACTGATATTAGGAACTTTATGTCCTTCGATATCAGATACTTTAGTATAGATATCCCACATCTTATCTACATCTTCAAGGTCTACAGAGTTGATGATAGTATCATAATCAGATCTGATATTCTTATAAGGTTCTAAGTCAGCTATTCTTGGTGTATAATCCATAATAACTGCATTGAATCTTGTTTGAGGATCTTCTGTAAGTCTAATAATATTATTAGCAGGAGTTACAATAGTATCAGCAACTACTTTCTTACCATTTACATATAAGAAGAATAGTTTAGAATTCATATTGTGTTTGATCTTCTTCTTATCTAGATAGATATATCCATATTCTGTAAGCTTAGGATGTTGAACTTCTTCTGAAGAGTAAGACTTATTAGTATTATTAGCTACGTATAAGTACATGAATACTACATTCTTATCCTTAGGGAGAGCATCATCAAAATCAACTAAGGATAATCTATTACGTTTCTCATCAATAGTGTATCTAGATGGATCTAGGTATACATTATCGACAAACACTAAGCACTTATTCCCTTGCTCGAAGTAGTTATCGAATGGTAATACGATATCAAAGTCCATTTGGTTTTCCATAGTAGACTTAGTAATACCGATATCCTTTTCAACTACAGCATATTTGGAATCAATCAATGTAAATAAGACTTCTCTACCAGCTACTGTTTTGATATTATCATTGATAAATTTGATATAGCCAGTAGCATTATTGATAGTATAGTTAGAAGAGTCTATGAATGTACTACCAATAGTAACAAAGAAGTTATGATCATATAATAGAGTTTCTTCGAATGGAATCTTAATATCTCTTTGGCCATCAGTAGCAATAGTCGTAGCCTTACTATTAAAGATACCATATTTAGAAGTGTCTACCATATCACCAATAGAACCAGTTACATCATCGATTGGTTGACAGTATACAAAGATAAAGTCAATTTCACGACCATAAGGAATCTTATCATCATCACCTAAGAATCGTAAATCATCACCATCAATTACATAACGACGTTTATCTACAAGAGTATCACCAATAACTAAGAAGAACTTATTGTCTCGTTTATTATAGTCATGGAATACTTCAGGTAACTTGAAGACTTGTTGATCATCTTTAGTCGCTCTAATAGTGATAGTATGGTTCTTCACGCTAACCTTATTACCAACCATAAAGTTGAATACTAATTCTTGACCAATGTCTAAACCATATGGTGAAGTTAATGTCATAGTATTAGTATCAGGGTCTACGATATAGTCATCTGTATCTAAGAAGATACCATTACGGATAACGAAGAACTCATTACCATCTTTAAAGTAATCACCGTAAGGTACTGGTACAGTAAACTTAGTTTGGTTTTCAATATTAGCAGTTACACGTACAGCACTAGCATCTAGAGTATACTTGTTTGTAGGATATACGAATACGAATACCATAGCTGTATTAGGATCTAGATGTAAGTCATTATTACGGAATCTAATAGTACGTCCACCATCTTCAATAGTGTATCGAGATGGGTTTACATACAAGCCTCTATAGGATACGAAGAAGAAACCATTATAACCCTCATATGGATAAGGGATATCGTAATAGATATCATCTACAGATTCAGCATATGTAAATCTAGCATCTACAGTTAAGATATCTTCTTCTTTAACACCACCAAATGTATCTACATCTAATGATTTATTAAAGATGAATACGAATGTCAATTCACGACCTAATGGTAAATAATCACTAGGGTCTTTCATGATAATCTTATCACCAATTACGTCATATCTAGATTGCTCTAAGATTACACTACCACGCATTACAAAGAAACTATTCTTATCATTCAAGAAGCTCTTTGTAGGGAATGGGATACTAAAGATAGGTTGATTATCAATAGTAGCTTTAACATGAGTAACTTGTGCTGTATTGTTTGTACCAATATCCACATAGTTCAAAGCATCTGGAATATAGAAGATTTCCACTCTATCACCAGGGTCTGCCATAATACGAGTATGGATTACTGGTCTAACTACAGAGTTATCTGGTTCTTCGAATAAGAAACGATACATGTCTTTAGATAGCATACGTCCATTATGGAATACCAAATATCTATCTGGGTCTTTACAAGCTACAAAGTCCTTAGTTAGATAGAACGTACAACGTTTAAAGTTTACTGGTGGATAGTATGCATATCTGAATTGACGTTTAGATGCCATATAGATATCTTTGCCATACCAGTTAGCATCAGTAAAGCTAATAGTCTTAGCTTCTTTATCAATAATAAATGGTGCATCGAATAAAGAATTTTTAGTGAACTCAAGACAATCGTAGTAGATATGGTTGTCTGTATAGTTAGCAAATACAATTAAGTCTTCATATGGAATAGTAGTATTCTCGATAGTGTCAGTATTAGGTACTTGAACTTTGAGGAAGTTATTATTGACTCTAGAGAATCTTACAATCTCAAAAGTATCATATTCTTGAATATCATCATACTCTTCTTGAGTTAATTGTAATTGGAATTCACTACCAATATATTTGATGCGGTTATATAAATCCCATAACTCACCATTACGATGAATCATAACGAATGTTTCTGTACGGTCATGTAGACCACGTGGCATTCTAAAGATTAAGTCTGTACCGATATATGATTTGAATTGCTCACCAGTATAAGAATCACTATAGATATTAGATAGCTTTTCATATAGCTCATCAAAGAATGCACCATTATATCTAGAGATATATCTAATGCCATGCAAGAAGTTATCACTGTACTCAGTATCATTACGATATTCGTAATCAAAGTCCTTCTGCATTGTATGTAAGTCTAACCCTTTGATAGTATTATCTACTAAAGCAGATTTCATGATATCATCATTAGGTGGTCTAACGATATTAGATTGGTTATCATTAACTACAGCTCTATAGAAGTACTTCATAACCAAGTCTTTATCTATAGGATTACCATCATTAATTGATACCAAGTTAAGATTCTTGACATCAGGTTTAATAGTAGGGTTTAGTTTACTCTCAGTGAAACAGATGAAGTTCTTATCAGTAGACTTATGACGTTTATCTACTAGGATATCTAAGTTATCAATAGTAGCACCAGCTAAGTTAGACCATTGCTTAGTTATAAGATTAATACGTTCAGTATTAGTGGATACTACAATAGCACCATAGTCTAACGCTAAGCCATTATCGCCAAATCTGAAGATAACTGTTTCTTTGTAAGGAATATTACGTTTTTCAGAGTAACTTACATTGAATGGGATATTGATGATTTGTACGTCATCAATATGAATAGGGTCAATACCCACTTTATTATTTATATAGAGATATGTATATCGTTGATCTCTAACTAGTGTAATATCAGACCATTTGATAAATAAGCCATTGACAAATACTAAAGACGGATTAACCAATCTTTCATTAACTGCATCTTTAAAGTTCTTGATATATACTAGTTTCTTTTTGGATGGTCTATCTGTAATAAATCGTAGACCGTTGACTTTAAGTACGTATTTGTCTTTACCAAATACATATCTATGACGGCCTTCTTCGAGATAGTATTGAGATACAGACCAAGAGATATCTAATAACTCAGGAATCATACCAGCTTGAATAGATTCAATATTCTTTACTGTATAATTCCTGAGTAAATCTACATGCTCTACAATATTAATCTCATTGTGATTATGTCGCATGTATTATCCTCCGATTAGATTACTTTTTTCAAAATATCATTACAGTATGCTACCATTGCATTACCAGCCACTTTTTCGATAGTAGATTGGTTATTCAAGAAGCAACCAACGTATGCATCTGTAAGCATAGCACTGAATGCTGGGAAGTATTCTAATGCAAACATAGTTCCTGGTGTATATAGCTTAATCCATGTAGCCAAGAATGATTGTAATTCTAATTCTTTAAGCTTAAGAATGTCATTACATGTATGCATGAAGAAGTCGATATTAGCAAAAGATTCTACTTCAAGATATGCTACAAGAAGTTCTTTCTCACGTTCAGTAATATTAGCAATCTTCTTAGCTAGGTTTACGTTAACACTAAATCTAGATTTCTTATACACCGTATTAAGGAAGTATAATGCAGATAAGAATAAGCAACGGTTACGTAGACCATTGATATTATTGATTTTGAATAGGTAGTTGATAATATTAGTGAATAAGTTAGCAAATGCATGTGCAGCATCTTCGATAGTACTAGTACCAGTAATCTTATCTAGATGATAAGCATGGATAGTAGCTGCATAGATAAGGTTAGCAATCAATACACTAATATTGTGACAAACGTATTTACCATTATCATCTAACTCAATAAGACCATATACGTCAATATAGATTGCATATTTATTACGATCACCTTTAAGGTCTCTAGCCATGAATACTTTCATCATTCTAGGCATAGGTTTCTTACCAATAACTAATTTAAGTCCTTTGAAGTTTAAGAACTCAACTAAGTTACTAGATAACTTTTGTTGCTTACGAACTTCATAAGCAATATCTTCAAACTCTTTAGAAGATATATCAATCACTTTACCAGCATTAATGAATTCGATCATTTCTTTTTCGAATTCTTGTTTGTGTTGTTGGAAAAGGAAAGTAGTATTCAATGTTTTAATTTCTTGTGCCATGAATAGTAGCTCCTCCGTTGAAAAAATAAGAGATTTTACTAATATGTTTCCCTAGGCTATTTATATCGAGTCAGGGTTATATGCCCCTATGTCACAGTGTGACATAAAGGCATATAGGAATTGGTAGTATATATTTATTATAGGAGAAATTTTAAACGCATTAAACTAAACAAGATTTATTAGTCGCCGCATTTACTAATAAGTTATGATTGTAAAAGTTTAATTTAACTATATTGTCAACTATATATTATAGAAATGGAGGTGTTTAAATAATGCTAGTAGATTTGTCTTTAGACCATGTAACGCATGTATCTAAATACACAGAAGAAAGTGAGGCTAAAAGAGTAACAGAAATACTTTCCTATATCGGTGAAGAATCTCTAATGTACTGGGCTAATAGCTTAGGCTTTAAAGGTATAAGCTATAAGAAAGAACTATCGAGATATGCTGTTATAGGAACCAAAGTCCACTCTGAAATAGAGAGATTCTTATCCGGAGATAGAGACTTAAACACTATTAATCCTGATGACTATACTCAAGCTGGATTCTATGCTTTCATATCTTGGTATGATGAGCAAGTGAATAAGTTTGGTAAGACTATAGAGATATTAGGATTAGAGCAATCCTTTGAAGGGAAATACTTCAGAGGAACTATTGATTGTATCATGAGGGTTGATGGGTTATTATACCTAGTTGATTTTAAGACATCTAGTCATATAGGGTACAAATACTTTATGCAGTTAGCTGCTTACGAATATCTATGGTCTAAAGCTGGTAATGAACCAGTATTTGGATTTATGATTATTCAGTTAAACAGAGATAATCCTGCTAAGTATGCTACTTATACACTAGATGCTATTGATGGTGGTAATACCTATCTATATAATCTTCTTCAAGATACATTCTTTAAACTAACCCAAATTGCTTTTAATGTAGATGAATTGAAGGGAGTTTACAAATAATGGCAAACAACAACACATATCTTTTAGATCTGATGATTAAACGTGCTGATTTAGAAGATAGATTTGAAGAAAATACAAATTTCCTTAAGTTACCATTATTATGGTGGAAACTTAAGAGAATGGATTCCAAAATTTACAAGTTCTGTAGTGATGCATTAATGATAGATGTATTAGATAATGTAGCAGAAGTTTGTAAAGTTATTGGTAATGGGACTAAGCTGTATAATAATATGAATATAGATGTAAAATTAGAGGGAACCCGTCTAGCTATCACTAGATACTACATAGGAAGACGTATGTTTGGCTCCATCACTACATCTAAAGTTGAATATAATACAGCTAATGCAGACAGTATCAAATACATCATTTCTAGAGAATCTATAAATGAAACAACTGAAAATACAGAAATCAAATATGAATATGACGATGATGATGATTTCACTAATCATGGTATTCGTACTCTCATTAATGAATTCTGTAATAAGTTAATTTCTCCAGATGAAATTTAGTTAAGGGTGAATCATGGAAGACAACTACAAGCATTATTTTGACCTCACCGTAGCTCTTACATCATTAGACTTAATTAAAACTGAGTATGATAAATTACCATGGTATAAAAAAATATTCCGTGGAAAGAAATACGACAAAGAAGTATCCAATCTACATGATAAGATATGGGATTGTGTAAATAAGTTATACAATCAACCATTCGTATCTGCTACATTGATACTATATCTTGAATGCACATACATCATACCACTTAAATATAGCGGTATAGTTAGACGATCTAAGCATAAGAAAGACTTTGATATGTTTTACATAAATAGAGTCAAGTTAGAGTCTGCTATTGAGATATATGCTACAAAGACTATATCTCAATATATAGAACGTAACGTTAGTATTACATTTGGGCCACTCACCTATCATTCTAAACAATTGACAGTTGGGGAAGTCCAATATACTGTACGTTCATTAACATCATTAGATTATACTGAAACAGAGTACTTCTCTTGTGATTTATTAGACTTTGAGAATACATTGAAGACTGATATAAAAGAGCGTGAGAAATTTATTTTAGATGCTATTAATTTAGCACTTACGGATACCGTAGAACTATTGCTAAAGCACGGTCTATCTGGTGAACCGTTATTATATTAAGAAATACGAGGTAATAAAAATGGAAAACAAGAAGCGCATTACAGAAGAAGATCTTTTTAAAGATTTGAATTTAGACATGGCTGATTTATTTACAGTTAATGATGTCTTTAAAGAATTGACATCAACACGGTACGGTTTCTATCATGTAGCAACCATACTATGTGCTGGTATTCATGGTCTATTAACCACATCATACATTATTAAAGAACTAGAAGCATTTACTTTGGATTCTTATCAAAATATGAAATACCATTTCGAAGATGATGATGGTAATTTCGGTGCGGCTATGGCAGTAAATGCTAAGACAGGTGAAGAAGTAGACTTTGCATTAGGATTTCTTAATGTAGATGACTATGATATTAAAGAGTTCTTGCTTAAAGAAGACTTAGAAGAGTATCTTGAACGTAAAGAGTCTACTGGTTGTTCTTTAGGTGAAGCTATTGGTACTGATATACTATTAATAAACATTCGTTTTGCACATAAACGTATTGTGGCTATGTTTGATAGCCGTAATGAACGCCTAATCTTATTAGGTGAGAAAGAGAACCATGAGCTAGACGTGTTAAACCCTAAAGATGAACATAAGCTATACTATGCTATCATGTCATCTATTCTATCTATCTTTGTTTATATGGATATGGAAGATTCTAAGTATAGAGTCTATGATAAAGATAGCGCATTTAAACGTCTTGATGAACTTATCACTACATGTGATGATGATGAAGTAAAAGCCCTATTTGGTAAGTTCTTCTTAGAAGAAGTTACTAGAAAAGATAGTGCATCTAACTATGCACAAGTATTAATGGCTTTACGTGAAGCTGCTATGGAAGGTAGTAATACACCTGAGTTCCCAGACCCAGCTGATAAAGATAAACTAAACTAACTTAGTAGTAATGACTTATTAAGGAGGTAATAATATGGAAAGACAATTGTTATATCCTGTAACTAAAGATATTAAACAATTGGCATTAGATATCTTACATAAGATGAAAATCACTCAATTGTATGAAGCTAATGCTTATTCATTCGATACACCTTATGGTGTATTTAATGCTACAGCACAAGAAGATGATGGATACTTGTACGTACGTACTTCATGTGAACGTGTTGATCATGTAGTATCCTGGTATAGTGCTGAACGTGAACGTTATACACAAGAAGACTTAGAAATCTTATTCATTGCTATGGGTAAGATTTATGCGAAAGGATTCTAGTATGAATATAGATCAATTCCTAATAGACTCCGAAGAACTAATTAGAAGTCTATATAAAACCACAAAAGATCTAGACGTTCTAATCAAACAAGAAGAGCCTAAAGCCATCGTAAATGGGGAACCTGTATACGATGGAGATGGTTATTTCTATAGTATCAGTGGTGATACTAAGGGCTTTGCTCAATTGTATGCTATGCTAACAAACGTAGAGCCTAGTGACATTGTTTTCTATATGATTAGGAACCAACATTTGTCAGATAGATTCTTAGATTTTGATATGAATGATAAATTCAAAGTTAGAGTCTATGCTGATACATTGGTAGAACGTTTGACTATTAGATTTACTGATAAAGCAGGTCAAACACAAACAATGGCATTCAATACTAAGTACGTAATAGACTTATATACAGAAGAGCTTAAACAGCTCTTCTATTCAGCTATTACATGTGCTCTATTGATATATTACTCTAATCAATATGTAGAGGTGACTGAAGATGGATTACAATAAACTGCTTCTTGATGCTGCTAAACAAATTACATCTGTCACCAAGAAGTCTTCTAATGAGATTGCTAACTCTTTTGAAAGATTCATCAATGAGAATATTCCAGAAGAGCTAATCTTTGAATCACCAAAGATTTGTCTAGCATATATTGATAGATTGAATTTTAAGAATAAAGATACGTATCAAGCATTCAGACACTCTGTATGCTATAAAGATGTATTAGCATCTATCAACAGTATCTATATTCCTATAGATCTTAAGACTATAAAAGACTATGAAGTTGATTATATCTTACGTAATCCATATGTATATAGAGATAATCAAGACATCATTGATTACATTGTACAATATGTAGAGACTATATACATGGGGTTAGATGATTATGTCAAGTTCATTAAGTTCTTAATTATAGCTAGAGGGTTCTTTAATACCGATCTAGATGTAATGTCTATTGAACCAGTTGATGATTTAAGTTTATTACCACTTTACACTGCTTTAGGTATCTTAGTATCCAAATCAGCACCAAGTGAAAAATTCTTATTCGATAACCCACAAGAAATGAAACAAGCTTTCGACAAGGTTGTGGAAATGGGTATAGCTGGCCAATACGTAGTAGATACAATTTTCAAGGAGATGAACAAATATGACCAACGATAACAAAGATATGTGTATCAATGTATTGGAGATTATGTTTGACTATGTCTCTGATTATACTCATAAAGTTCCAGATATGGATAAGAAAGATGAGAATGGTAACAATGTCCATCTTTTAAATATTATGGAACTTCATGGGGTAGAATTATAGTGTGTACTTTTAAAGAAAGGATATCTGTATGGTAAGAAAGAGATATTCTAATGTAAAAGTATCAGACAACTTAAAAGCTATCTCAGAAGATAACGAATATGGTAATCTCATACTTCATAAGAAGTATGGGATTATCCCATATTTTAAGTTTACAAGATACTTAAGTAAACTAAGAAAACATTCACCATCGTATAAGGAACTTAGAGCCATGGCTTGCTTCATTAGAATAGCCAAACTAATCTTTTTTTATACACCTGGTGATAGATTAGATAAATCTGATATGGGTCTATCTGAATATAGATTAGATGCCCATTTCAAAGATGATGATGTAATCATTTCTTACTTCCCTAAGCCACATATTAAGATTACTATCACTCTATCATATCTTGAAGATATCAATATTAGAATCTACAACTATGATGAAGAGAAAGAGCAGACAAATGTATCATTCTCTGATGGTAATGCTAGTATAGAATGCTTAGAAGATGAGCAAATGTTTATTAACATCATTCGTCCATTAATGGGTGGATTCTGTAATATCTTAGAATACTATTATAACGCAAAAACAGAATAGGGCCAATGGCTCTATTCTGATTATTTTTTGTCTAAATAGGCTTATAATGAAGAATCTTTCACGTAGAAAATTATTACACACACAACGTACTAATACAAGAGAAATTAAGCTTGGTAGAGGTGGTGAAAGACCGATGAAAGACAGTAATTTATTCATAGAAGCACATATATCAGATATACATTTTGGGGTAATAGACCCAAAGATAACTTATAAGATTCTTAGTGAGCAATTCACTAATGTAATAGCAAATATAAACGATTTAGACTTGGTATCCATAAACGGAGACTTATTTCATCATAAGTTTATGGGTAATTCAGATGCTATCTTTTATGCATTGAAATTTGTAGATGAATTAGTAGCAGTATGTCGTAATAAGGGATGTACTTTGTTCATCTTACACGGTACACCATCTCATGATGCTAATCAAACTAAGCTATTCTATCAATATATGAACGATAATACCGTAGACGTTAGAGTCATAGAGACTATACGGTTTGAATATGTAAATGGTAAGAAGATTCTCTGTATTCCTGAAATACCTGGGTTAGGTAAAGAATATTATGAGAATATATTATATACTGAGACATACGATTCTGTATGTGCACATGGAACTATCCGTGGAGCTATTTATGGGAGAAATGCAGAAGATTTAGATGCACCATCCCCAGTATTTAGTATGAATAACTTTATTTTATCTAATGGACCAGTAATTGCTGGTCATGTTCATGTACCAGGTTGCTATGAAAGAGACTGGTACTATTGTGGTTCACCAATTCGATGGAATTTTGGTGAAGAACAGCCTAAGGGCTTTGTAATTTTAGTCCATAATACCTACACAAGACAGTATTATGTGAAATATATGCAAATTGAGTCATTTAGATATGATACCATCAATATAGATGATATGATAGCTAGTGACCCAGTAACCATTTACAACTATTTGATGGACCTAAAAGCTCAGGGTATTGATAATATACGTATTGAGCTTACAGCAGACCATCCAAATATTAATATACTTAGAGACAAGTTTAGAAATGACGGCTCGATTAAATTCAAATGTGATTTCAAGAATGATATCATAAGACAACAAGCCAACGAAGTCTCAGAAAAATTTAAAGAGTATGACTATATTACTGATAAGAATCTATCAGAGTATGAGATACTCACTAGATACATCAATAATAATAAAGGTTATACTTTTATAACTACAGACCAATTGATCGATTTGTTAAAAGAGTAAAGTGAGGTAGGATTAATGGCTAGAGGTAATGAATTAAACAATAAATTCATGATTGAATGGCCTAATCTAGTTATATACGTTAGGTATGTATTCCAAACGCTATACAGACAAGACAATCGAGAAATCTTAGCTACGTTGTTAAAGCTTATGAATAAGATGGATCCTGAAAAGGTTTATGATATCAAGACTCAAGAAAAGCATATAAACGTATTTAAGTTTCTCAAGGCTTTATTAGAAAGAAGACTTAATGGTAATAAAGATAAAGATCTTCTTATTGAAGTGTGTACTGATGGTCTAATCAAGAAACACTTACCATTAAATCAAATAGATAACCCATTGAATAGTAGTGACTTTGCAGTTATAGAGCAACGTATCTATTCTGACTATGAAAACTATTCAGTTATCACATACATGGCACAAGCCCATGATAAATTCATTGAGTTGACTACAGCTGGTAGCCAACTAGAACGTGAAGCAGTATTAAAAGATATGCGTCTTAGATTACGTGATATTGGTACGACTTTACGTCAAACAGCTAATACAGCAACAGGGTCAGAGACATTCTCATTGACAGATTCTGATGTATTTATCAGAACTATGGGTAATGTATATGACCGTTTGCATAATCCATCTACTAAGCTTAAGACTGGTATGCAAGCATTTAATAATATCATCTCTGGTGGTTTCGAGAATGGACGTATCTATCTATTATTCGGTCTACCAGGTGAGGGTAAATCAATGACAATGCTTAACTTAGCATTACAATTGAAGAAATTCAATAGACAATATCAACCAAAAGATCCAACTAAAAGACCGTGTATTGTGTATCTTACAATGGAAAACTCTCTTGAAGAAACCATTGAACGTGCACATGGTATCTTAGTAGCTAAAGATTTTGATAAAAGATTATCATTAGAAGAAATGACAGAGCAATTTAAGAATAGTGGCTTTGCTGTAACTGATGATGATCCTATTGATATCGTTATTAAATATATCCCAGCTAATACTGTAGATACAGACTATGTATATGCATTGTATGATGAGTTGGCAGATAGTAATAAAGAAGTCATTTGTATGGTACAAGACTATATCAAACGTATTAAATGTCGTGATTTTGATATTCTTGGTAAAGACCCATACATGGCATTAGGTTCTGTAGTAGATGAGTTTAAACAATTTGCTATAGACAAAGATATTCCAGTTATAACTGCATCACAGTTAAACCGTGAAGCAGCTAAAGCTATCGATGAGGGACGTAAGATTAGTCGTAATAACTTGGTAGAATGTGTCGGTCGTAATAATATCGGTGAGTCTATCAAGATTCTAGAAAATATCGATAGTGGTATTATCATTATTCCAGAGAAAGATGCCGCAGATAATCCTTATATGGGCTTCTCTCTCATTAAGAGTCGTTATGGTACTAATGCACCTAAGAGATTCTATCATCCATTCAATCCAGAGAAACCAGTTGAATTGCTCTGTGATGAGGGATGTACAACACCTGTTCATAGATTGACTATGACAGACTTATCATTAGCAGCACAAAATGCTGAATCTGTAAGAAATACTAAACCAGAAGAAGTTAAGAGTGCTGAAAGTGAATTAAAGTCTACAGACCCTAAGATTCCTGTTAAAGAAGAACCTAAAGAGGAAGCTAAACCTGTAGATAAAGAACAAGCTAGATTAGAACGTCAAAAGAAAAAGATGACACCAGAATATTCTGGTACATTACCTAGTGGTACTAAAGCTATTGCTCGAGGAGTTAATCCATTTGCTATAGCTAAACTAGAAATGACAGTTGACAAGTTTAATCAAGATAAGATTAATGGATTCAAGAAGTCTGAGTATACTGATCGTTCATTAGATATGATTAAGTATAACTTAGAGATTCCTGTTAATGCATTAGAATCTGATATATGTCCATATATCCCACCAGAAGAATTTGATGAGATGGTATATGTACGTAAGGGTAGAGCTAATGAGGCTTTAGATAGAGCTCAGGCAAGAGAATATCTAAATCTTATTAAGAAATGGTCTCCACGTCAAGGTGAGTTTAAGTCTCCATCTATGTTTGTGGCACTACCAAATCAAAGTCTATTATCTGTAGGGTACTTTGCTGAGCAACATGGTATGAAAGATAAAATCAAACCTATGTTTAGAAGTGCAGAACCAATCCCTATGTTTATAGAAGAACCAAAGTATGATATTGGATAAAAAACACAGAAGAGTACAGTGTACTCTTCCGTGGATAGATTAGGTTATATCATGTGAGTAGTTATAAGAATCTATATACTTCTTATTAGAAGCATAGACATACGAAAGTAAATTAAGTAGTTCTTTCTTTGGAATCAAGTATATAGTCTTCTTATTAAAGTCTTTAATACTATATAAGCCATTGATAGCTAGTATGATATAATGGAATTCACTATTACCATAGATATCATTAGCTAAGAGCTTTGGTTTATACTTGTATTTACGAAACTCTTCATCAGTTAAGGTTATCTTATATGCTTCTCTCTTGAAGTCATCAAGATAGTCTGTAGTGATTAAGTTTCTAAAAGGGATTTCCAATGTCCCTTTGGATGACGATTTCATATAATATGAGTAAGCATGAAAGTCTGAGTTATTCATTGGTTTCATACTAATGAATTCTTGGATACTACTTATCTCTGTAGGCATCGTAATCCCTCCCTATAACAATTGGTTTAGTAATATCACCACTAGGGAAACCGATTATAAATCTAGTCCCAGGTGGGATATACTTATATGGATATTGTCTAGCAACTTCTTTAGGCATTTCCACTAATATATTAGACCCAACCTGAATCTTGCCACCTTTAATAGGTTCTTTATTGACAAGATTTGATGGTTGTACGTTTATAGTTTGCTTTGTGTTAGACTTAAGATTCATAGGATTCAATGAAGGCAAATAGAAAGTTTGAAATCCTGGCTTATATTTATCACAAGGCGATGTTAATATACCGATTTCGGTGTGTTGGAAGTCGGTATTAGTGTTATATTCGTTCATGTCGTAAATCCTCCTGATTACAATACTGTTTCAGAGGTAGAAAGGTACTCTTATGGGAAGCATGTTTGTTAGTGTTCAAAAGTTTCCAACTTATACGAGACAAGAGTTTGAGAAAGATGTATTCTATACTTGTGGTTTAGTATACAATCCAGCTAAGTCTCTACAGATCATGTTTGAAACTGATGTAGGACAGTTAATTCCTGTATTTATTAAAGGTAGACCATTATGTTTTGAGCAAGATGCTCAAGCATTGACTCTACAAAACCCAGTTATCTATGATCCATTGAATAATGTGGCTATTATGAAGACACTATTCGATATGTATCTAGATTTGGTCCAAGAATCTCCTACGGTGGTTACTTATGCTAAAGTCAATCCTAAGAAGAGAGATATTAAGGGTCAAGTACAAATTGTAATGGATAATGGTGTAACTTATTCATCTGGCATCTATTACAATGACAGTCTTAAGTATATGGACTGTATAAATTATTTATGCGGATATGATACTTCCAATTTGAAAGAGATAGACTTTACTCAATCTGAAATGGAAGCTATAAAAGAACGCAGTAGAGCTAAGAGAGGCCAATAAAGATGAAACAAATTCTAGAGACTCAAGAAAAGTTGAATAAATATATTATGTATGCAGTATTTACTGGATTAGCAATTATTACTGCTATAACTATAGCTGGTGCAGTATTTGGTGTATTCAGAAGCCATGATGGTGGTAGAACTGCGCAAATCAGACCTATATTGGAAGAGCATATCCCTCCTGTTGGTGGACAAGTAGCAGTAACTTATGATTATCCAACAAGTGATGCCATTAATAATATGATTGCTCAAGGATATACTGTAGAGACTATTATTTATGATAATTTTAAAGACCAAGCTATTGTAGTATACAAACGGGTGAAGTAAAATGAAAAAATTTGTGTTTTTAGTGATGATTATGATTTCTCTAGTTTCAGTTACAGGTTGTACTACAAGTCTTAGTTCAACTCATGATAGAGCGGTTGATCTTAATGAAAAAGCATTAAAAGATTTAACCCCAGCTATAAATGATACTGTTGTGGTTTCTTATAGTTATGATGATGAAGTGAACCATGGTATAGCTGATATGAAAGATCGTGGTTTTAAAATTAAAGGTGTTACTGTACGTAGCACTAGTTATGATGGAAGAACTGTAGTTGTTTATACACGGGTACAATAATATGAGAACTTTAATGATTGTATTTCTTACAGTAGTTGCATTCTTTGTTGCAAGCTGTGGTATAGATACTAGAAGCGATGCTGAGAAAGCACCTGATATAGCTATTATGATTAATGATAGGTCATTAGAAAAAGCTACACCAGATATTGGTGGTATTAAACTAGTGAGATATCTACCAGTATCTGTAGACGCTGGTATAGCTGATATGGAGTCTCGTGGCTATAAAGTAAAGCAAATAACCGATGCTCCAAATACACTATTCCAATCATCAGCAATTACGGTTATGTATGAAAGGGTAAAATAATATGAAAACATTTATCGGGATTGTCATAGCTATTATTCTTATAGGTATTGGATCTTTTATATACTATCATACCGATTTAGTAAGACAAGAGACATCAGACCAAAAGTTTAATGTAGCTGTAGCACAAAACAATACATCTTTACAAGAATATACACCAGCTGTTGGGGATACTAAGTCTATGCTTTATAAGACTAAGTATGCTACATATGGTATTGATAATATGGCAGCTCGTGGATATCAATTACTTACAGTATATACTGATGATAGACATTATGAAACCTTCGTCGTATTCAAGAGGGTGAGATAATGAAATTCCAATTAAATCCAGGACAGCAGGCAGTCGTTGACGCTGCTGTCAACTGGTTTAATAATAGCTCTGAATTAGTATTTCAGTATACTGGTGCTGCTGGTACTGGTAAGACTGTTGTACTATTTGAGATTATTAACCGTTTAGGGTTATCTATAGATGAGCTATTGCCTATGAGCTTTACTGGAACCGCTGCTATAGTTATGCGTAATCGTGGTTTATTCACAGCTAAGACTATACATGCATCTATATATGAACCTGTAGAGCAAATCCAATATGATGGGTTAGGAAGACCTATAATGGATCCATATTTTAACAAACCTAAAGTCACAACTAAGTTTGTTAAACGTGAACAATTAGAGGGTGTTAAGCTCATCTTAATAGATGAAGCATCTATGACACCTAAGTCTATGGTTAAAGACATTGAATCTTTTGGTATTAAGATTATAGCCTGTGGTGATTTGAATCAGTTACCACCTGTAGCTGATGAACCAGGTTACTTAGTAGATGGTAAGGTTCATTTTTTAACAGATATTATGCGTCAAGGAGAGAACTCTGGTATCATCTATTTAGCAGATAGAGCTATTAAAGGACTTCCTATACACTATGGAACTTATAATAATGCTGTAGTTATAGATGAAGATATGCTTACTGATGACTTCTTGATACAGTCTCCTATAATATTGACTTGTAAGAACGCTACAAGAGAAACCATTAATGATTATCTACGGGATTTACGTGGTGTAAAGTCTAAGTTACCTATGCATGGTGAACCAGTTATCTGTAGAAAGAATAACTGGAGTATAGAGTGTGATGGTATTAACTTAGTTAATGGTTTACGTGGTACAGTAGAGAACTTCCCAGATGTATCTTCTCGTGGTAGTGAACGTAATATCTTTAAGATAGACTTTAGACAGGGTAGACTATTATTTAGAGACGTCAAGTGTGACTACGATTATTTCAATGCAGACTATGATGATAAGAATAGACTACGTAATAGTCCTTACTCTCCAGGGAATAAGATTGAATTAGCATATGCTATCACTACACATCTCTCTCAAGGGTCCCAGTATTACTCTGGTATTTTCATTGAAGAGTGGTTACGTAAGGATATTATGCCTAACTTAATCTATACTGGTATAACCAGATTCTCTGATTATATGATATATGTAAAACGCAAACCTAAGTTCTACTAGAGTTATATATTATAAGTATGAAAGGAGGCGTATACTATGCCATATAATAATAATATTAAAGGGGTCAGCGATAAGCCGATCCGATCCATGTTCGTCAAAGTCGAAGACGAACCAAAAGAGAAAGAGTATATAGATCCACAAGATCGAAAATACACTTTATTTATTTACTTTATTGAGGGCTATGACCAAGAGAAGACATTTGAGTTCATTACAGGCCAAGATGTAGTACGTGAGTATGTAATTGCAAACGTAGATATCATTGACTTTGAAGAATCTCTTATCTCTAACTGGTCTATTAAACCTGAAGACCCAGTTAATGGGTTTAGATCATTGAAAGATTTCATCTTATATCTAGAAGACTTAGGTGATGAAGATGGAAACTATATTTACAATGATGGATTCAGATTAGGTGACTACTTGGATAGTCTACATGAGATCCAAAATATGAGTGAAACTGAACGACAAAACTATGAGAATGCTGTTCATTTATCACAACCAGGGTCTAGACTACTTCAAGCAGTTACGTCTTTGAATGAAGGGGAAGAAATCTAATATGTATAATCCTAATATCGAGGTGGACCCAAAATATAATATCACTGCTAATAGTGAAGCTTATAAGATGGGTCAAGCAAGAGCTGAAGAGCATATAGCATTCTTCAGACAAAATAATCAACCTATAATGGTTCCAAGTTTCCCAACTGAACCAACTAGTGAAGCGGAGATTTATTTCCGTAGAGGCTATGAGGATAAGTTTAAGGAAGAAACTGGTCTAACTAAACAAATCATCACTGGTACTAAACCATTTGATGCTAGATTAGCTAAAGGCAAGAAAGGTAAGAAGCGTAAGAATTGTATTGACCGTGAAATCAATAATAATAAACAGAATAAGAACTTCTTACTATACTATGGCGATAAAGCCATTAAAGAATACACAAGATTAGCTAAGCAAATCATTACTGATTTTACTCATGCTAATATTGATTGTAATATGTACGTAGAAGTATTTACTAATGAACGCTTTATAGATTCTCTATTACAAGCAGCTCAGTTACAGGCATACTTCTATGGTAGAAACGTACAATATGCTGAAACATTTAAGCATGTATGTATGGAAAAGGGTGAAGAGTTCAATTACTATGACGATGGATTCCTGAACTACTATAGAGCTTTAGCACGTATTAACCAATTAGTATATACGGCTCTAGTACAATTCAGAGACTATCTCAAGCAAGGAGTGTTCCAACCAGAAATCTTGAATCAAGTCCAAGAAAAGATTTATCAAGAGCGGTTGGGGTTACATGCAAGAGACCCTTACGAAAAAATGCGAACTCGATAATGATTACACTCTATCTACCCATTTCTCTAAGAGAATGAAAGAAAGAGTCAATATCAAATCGAAGAAGAAACAGAAGACGTTTCTTAAAAGAGCATTTGAACGTGGTGTTACAATGGAGGAGACGAAAGGACATTCTCTATTGTATCACCACCTAAAACGGGTTGTTAGGTACAACCCAGGCTGTAAAAGTGCCATCTATAACAGGTATATAATTGTCTCAACTAATGACAATATGGGCGTAACTGTCTTGACTCTGCCGGATTGGATTCAAGACATTGTCGATCAATTTGTAAAAACTCTTAAGAGAAAAGGAGAATATACTAGTTATGGAAAAAACTGCAGTTAAACTAGTAAGAGATAAGCGAAAAGCTGTCAATAGTAATCATGATACTCCTGTCAGTGGTATGCTTGTCTATGGTGATAATAATCACAAGTACAATCTTGGTTTTGTCCCAACTATTTGGGATGATAATAATGAAGTGCTTATTGTAGCACATCAAAATTCAGATCCATCTACAGATACTTACCGTGAACCATTCCAGCTCACAGTAGTACCTTATGAAATGATTCAATATCTTCATATCAATATGGATTTACAAAATGCTCGAGCTATTATGAAAGAGTTTGGTTTTGAAGATAAGATTATTAATCTCTTCTTAAATGAACAAGCTCCTACAACTGATATGTACGCATTTGGTGCAGTACGTAAAGGTGAGCTCGATGAAATCTACAAACTCAGAGAGGAACAAGAACGCCAAGCAGAAGCTGCTCTTATGCGTTTACGTAATGAACAACGTTCTCGTGGTATTGGTGTTCCTACTTACGATTTGGCTAACAATCCAAAAGACGTTCCAATGGCTGGTCCTCAAACAGCACCTAGTGCTCCAGTAGAGGATACAACTAGTGATAACGTTCCTGTAGTTCAATACAGATTGGATGATCCTCTATATGACCCTACAGCAGTACATAGTGTAACTCGTGATATTAACGATTCTTATCCATATCCTACACCACATGTACCTGACTTGAAATACTTAGGCGTTCATGTAGACGAAACTAATACTGGTACAATCTTACCTGTAGCACCAGCTCCTACCCCAGGACATGTTACTCCACCTGTGAGCCCAACACCTGGTCATGGAACTAGTGGTACAGCAACTCCTGTATCTCCTACACCAAGTAGCGGTACAGGTTCTACAGCTACACCAGTAACACCTGGTAGCTCTTCTGGCACAGGTAGCACAGGTACAACTCCTGTAACTCCTACACCTGGTCCAGCAGTAACACCTGCTACACCAAGCCCTACTACGGGTACAGGTTCTAGTACTACTAGCCCAGTAACTCCAAGTAGCGGTACTACCCATACACCTTCTCAAGGACAAGGTGGTAGTGGTACACCTGTAGCTCCTACTATTGGTACAACAGTTCCTGTTACACCTGGTAGTACAGCTACACCATCCCCAACACCTGGAGCACCTACGACTACACCAATTGTAGCTCCTCCAAGTGTTCCAGTAACACCAGCACCTACACCAGTTAATGGTTTAAGTGCTAATGGTGCTATTGACTTATTTACTAAGCTTAATAAAATTATCAGTGACAAGTTAGCAGGTCACACTATTGCAGCTACTGCATTTGATGCTATTACACCTGAATATACAACTACAGCAAGTGATCAAGTTTCCAAGCACGACTTTAATAGTGCCTTGGCAGCTTTGAGCACTACACTTGCTAATATTCATGGTGGTGTAGCACCATCTATCACAGTAACTGAAGATGCTAACCCAGTTGAATCTACAGTAGTAGATAATTTGATAGCTACAGTTAAAGCGATGGTATTATAAGATACCACTATTATGAAATAATTTAGATTTGTAAATTTTAAAATCTATGAA